ACTATGAGAACATTCAGGCGGTACTTGGCGGTACACTCGTAGGAACTACTGGAAAATACACAGGTTGGAAAGCTCCAACAAATCTTGTGCAGCTTTCGGGCAAGTGGACAATCAACTTTGTTTCTGGCCAGACTTGCACCATCCCAAATGCCACAATCTTGGCCAACCTCGGTGGCAAGCTCACACTTACAGAGGTGTCGAAGCTGGAATGTCAGTTGAAGGTGAACAAGCCTTCTGATGGTAGTGCGCCATACGACATCAATGACACTGCCACTCCATCAAGTGCATCATCCACCAGCCAGGCAAACAGTGTGAAGGTTTAGCGCATGGATGAGAACACCATCAGGCTAATAGAAAAGGAAGGTGCGGAAGCCCTTTTGGACACTGGTCTTTCAGTGCCATTGAAGGAGTTGCACCTTCCTTTTTGCAAAAAGTCCATCCATTTACGTGTGACTATGCGCCGACCTACCTTGGCAGGACAAATCAGAATTGCAAGGGAATGGTTGGCAATGGGCGTGACAAGCGAAGAAATGTGGCATTTCTCCAAGGAGGAAGAAATGAAGTTCCTTGCCGATCATGGAAAGAAAATCAGTCGCATGATAGCTTACACCCTTTGCCGTGGCTGGATAAGCCGACATCTGTTTGTCGGTTTAACGGCATGGGCTGTGAGAAACTGGATGGAAAACAAGTATCTTGTCAGCGTGATAAAGAAATTTGTCGGACTGATGGGAACGGACAGTTTTACAGATATTATCAAATCGGCAGAAGCGGTGAACCCGATGAAGCTGAGGAAGAGCCAAAAGAAGAAAGGGAGTTAACGAGCGAATACGAAGGTTCCCATAGCCCTTTCGGTTTTGTGTGGCAGATAGCAAGCGAAACAGGTTGGAGCGTTGACTATATCCTTAATGGTGTCAACTACCAAACTCTGATTATGATGCTGAGTGATGCCCCACATTATGTTAGCAAGAAAAAGAACGGCAAACCCAAGGACGAAAGAAGTGCCAAGGAGGAAGCCGATGACATTGTAGGATTTTTCCAAAGTAAATTGAAATGAGCAACGGCAAGACGGTAGCAATAGAAATTGAACTCCTTGACCGCATCAGCGGTGGACTTGACAGGGTAAACAAGAAAATGGATGCCTTGAAGGGTTACACCGATGAAGCAAAGAAAGGATTGAGTGGACTGGAGAACATGAGCGACAGGGTGAAAAAGTCGCTCATGGGGCTTGGCATGGCTTTTTCCATGAAAGGGCTTGTTTCGGAAGTTGCTAACGTCAGAGGTCAGTTCCAGCAGTTGGAGGTGGCTTTCAACACCATGCTTGGCAGTGCAGACAAGGCTGACGCTCTGATGGCTCAACTTGTGCGGACAGCAGCCATAACACCTTTTGACCTGGAGGGTGTGGCGCAAGGAGCAAAGCAGCTCTTGGCATACGGCATGGAGGCTGAGAACGTGAATGAGACCTTGACACGCCTGGGCGACATTGCAGCAGGTCTAAGTATGCCATTGAATGATCTTGTTTATCTGTATGGCACGACAATGGCACAAGGCAGACTTTACACCCAAGACTTGAATCAGTTCACTGGTCGTGGAATTCCAATGATCCAGGAACTTGCCAAGGTGTTTGGTGTAGCTGAAAGCAAGGTGAAGGACTTGGTTGAAGCTGGCAAGGTTGGCTTCCCAGAAGTGCAGAAGGTCATTGAAAACCTTACAGGCGAAGGCAGTAAGTTCGGTGGCTTGATGGAGGAACAGAGCAAGACCATCACAGGACAAATCAGCAACATCGAGGATGCCATTGCTACCATGTTCAACGACATAGGAAAACAAAGCGAGGGTGTTATAAATACAGCCCTAAGCGGTGTTTCCTACATGGTGGAACATTATGAGCAATTTGGGCGTGTGCTGATGGGGCTGGTCACTGTATATGGCACATACCGCACGGCTTGCATGACCGTTGCGGCGGTTCACAGCCTGATAACTGCTGGCATTGGCTCCATGACAGCAGCGGAAGCCATCCACTATGGTTGGATTGTCATGGTAGAGAAAGCCCAAAAACTTCTCAATGCCACAATGCTCAGTAACCCATACGTGTTGGTTGCCACTGCCATTGCTGGTGTGGTTGCCATGATGATAAGCATGAAGACAGAGACTGAACTGATTCAGGCTGCTGATGAAGCGTATGAGGCACAAAAGCAGAAAGTAATCGAGGCAGAGGAAGAACACAAGCGCAAGATGGAAGAACTTTGTTCCATTGCAGGTGACGAAGCACTTAGCACCGACACCAGACGTGAGGCACTGAATCGCCTTGAACAAAAGTACCCTTCCATATTCGCCAAATATGATACAGAATATGAGAAACTGAAAAACATCAAGAAAATAAAGTTGGAGATTGCTGAGTTGGAAGCTGGGCAAAGTATCACCAAACCAAAGAACGAGCTGACCAACGTGAACAAGCGCATCCAAGAACTTGAAGCGAAGCAGAAAACAGAGAGGTGGAAAATGAGTTACGGTTCCCTTCACAGAGTTGGCGGTTTAAGTCGTGATGAAGAAGCAGAACTCAAAAATCTCCAACAGAAGCGAGAGAACCTTAACAAGCAAGTGCGCAAGGATTCTGTCAATGCTTATTTTGAAAATCTCACTGGTGTCAGCAACAACGACTTGAAGAAACAGATAAAGGAGCGTGAAAACCTCATTGCCCGAATGAATATGTCTGGACACAAGTATGGCTATACCACCAACGACAGCAACAACATCCGTGGCACTTACACCAAGGATGAATTGCAATATCAGTTGAACAGACTGAAATCAGAACAAAATCGCCGTAACGAGCCAAGAAAATCAAGCAGTGATTGGGGTGCAGCCGATAGGAAGGCATACCAAGCAGCCTTGAAGGAATACAACGATTTTATCAGAAAAGGCTCAAACAACCTGACCAAGGAAGAATATGACAAAAAGGCAAAGGAACTGAAAGAAAAGATGGAACTTGCCAAGAAGGAATATGATTCACGCAAACCAGGTACTGACAAAGACAGCGAGAAGGCTCAAAAGGATGCAGCCAAGGCCGAAGCAGCAAGAGCCAAGGAAGAGGCAGCGGAAGAACGCCGTAAGCAGGTCAAGGAAAAGGTGGGTCAGGAACTTGCGGAACTGCAACGCAAAAATGATGAGGAAGAAATCAACACCATGCAAGAAGGCTTGGAGAAGAAACTTCGCCAGATAGAAAACGACTACCAGGCACAGAAGAACGAAATCAACAAGCAAGAAACGGCATGGAAACGAGATAACAAGAAAGCTGGCATTGCGACTGAGACGAATGAACTGACCAAGGAACAGACGGATGCCATCAATCAGGCGAATGCCTTGAACGAGAAAAGCCGTACCAAAGCCATCGAAGATGCCAACAAGGAAGCCTTGAAAGACGAATTGCTTGCCATGACAGACTATTTGAAGGAGTATGGAACCATACAAGAACAAAAGTATGCCATTGCCAAGGAATACGCCGAAAAGATCAAGGAGGTGAATGAGGGTGCTGGCACTGCTGATGAAAAGACATGGAAGGTGAAGGCACTCGAAAAGCAGCGTGACACCGCCATGAGCCAAGTGGATGCCAAGAGCCTTGCCCTTAACATTGATTGGGGTACGACCTTTGAGGGTGTGGGCAATGTGCTGAAAGATGTGGCACAAGAAACACTCGGCAAGGTGGAGGCTTACATGAAGACGGCTGAGTTCAAGGCTTTGTCTGCTGAAAACAAAAAGACATACACCGACTTGCAAGCCAAGTTGAAGCAAGAGACAGGTGCGGAAAGCACCAGTCCGTTCAACTTCAAGATATGGGGTACAATCTCCAAGAATGTCACAGCATATCAGGAAAGCGTGCGAAATCTCCAAAATAAGACGGAAGCCCATACAAGGGCGGTCGATGAATTGGGAAAGGCACAAGCGAACTTGGCTGCTGCTACTGATGACACCTCAAAGGAGATTGCACAGAAAGCGGTGGACATTGCACAAGGAAAGGTCGATACCACTGCCACTGAGCAAACTGAGGCGCAAGACGAAAGCGACAAGGCACGCCAAACACTCACGGACAACACCAATGCAGCAGCGCAAGGCATTCAGAACTTCACAAACTATCTGAATGAAATGTCAAATGGTTCGCTGTATGGCTTTGCCAATGGTATGAGCAAACTCATTACCTCACTTGGAAAAGGTTCTGATGGAATTGGCAAGTCTTTGAATGAGCTTGGTGGCAAAATAGGTGGTATCATTGGCGCAATCCTTCAAATCATTGATGCGCTTGGCGATGATCCAAAGGGATTCATTGATGACCTCTTGAACAAAATTGCCGATTGTGTGGAAAAGATTGTTGAGGATTTGCCCGAAATCGTTATGTCCATCATCAAGGATGTTGGCAATATCTTGCAGGGCTTGGTCAGTGGCATTGGCAGTTGGTTTGGCATTGATGACATTTTCGGATTGAATGGCAATGAAGCCAAGGTGCAAAAGACCATTGACGATTTGACCAAACGCAACGAGCTTCTGCAATACGCCATAGAGGATTTAACCGATGAAATCAAGGCAAGCAAGGGAACGAAATCAGTAGCAGCCTATCAACAGGCATACGCCAACCAACAAGAAGCCAACAAAAACTATCTGGATATGGCCAAGGCGCAAGCCAGTTATTGGAAAAAGCATCATAGCTGGAACTACTATTGGAACGGCTTCAATGATGACCAGACAGCCTGGATCAAGCAGAATGTAAAAGAAGACTTCAATGGTGACCTTTGGAGCCTAAGCCCAGAGGAAATGAAGAAACTTCGCTCCAATGTCGGTATTTGGGAATACATCAAGAACACTGGCAAGGGTGGTTATGGAAATAAGGTTGCTGACAAGCTGAATGACTACATAGACCAGGCTGGCAAACTGGAGGAACTGACCGATGAACTTTATGAGGGCTTGACAGGCATTTCCTTCGATTCCATGTATGACAGCTTTGTGGACACCCTTATGGATATGAATGCCACGGCTGAGGATATGGCTGATGACCTGTCAGAATACTTCATGCGTGCCATGCTTTCAAATCAGATTGGCGAAATGTATGCCGACAAACTAAAGGAATGGTGGAAGAAGTTTGGTGCTGCAATGGAAGACAATGACCTGACAGAGGCAGAACGCAATG